CGCCAGCAGCGCCGAGGAGCCGCCGGTCGTGGAGCCTCCCGCCAGCAGCGCCGAGGAGCCGCCGGTCGTGGAGCCTCCCGCCAGCAGCGCCGAGGAGTCAGACAGCCTTCGGCGCCCGGAGCCGCCGAACCCGTCCTGGGCGGAGCGGTATCGGGCGTGCAGCTCGGAGGAGGCGCGCATCGAGCTGACCCGCCTGGCGCTGACGACTCGACCGGACCTCAAGGCGCCGGCGTGGGCGGCGGACATCGCCCTCGGGGAGACCCGGGCGCGGGATCTCCTGCGTGCGGCGAGGGCTTCCCGGAAGGTGATGGCGCCCGCCGACTCCTGATCAGCGCACTCTCAGGGGAAGGGCGCTCGCCGATTCGGCGGGCGCCCTTCCTTTATGGGGAGGGGATCGAAAAGGCATTGAATTCCTTTCCGTATTCCGTCGCGGTAATTCTTGAATTCTTTTCCGGATTCCCTATTGCTTCCGAAGTTGACTGCCTATAGATTCTAAGTAGTTCGACCGCACCAACCCGGACCTACCGGAACGGCGAACAAAGCGAAAGGAAAAAGAAATGACCGAGATCGAGACCCAGACCCCGGCCTTCTTCCCCAACGTCCGCATCGAGGAGATCGCCCCCAACCCGAAGCAGCCCCGCCGGTTCTTCGACGAGGAGGCGCTGCAGGAACTGGCCACCTCCATCCTGGCGAACGGACTGCTCCAGCCGATCGTCGTCCGCCCCTACGACTTCGAGGGCGAGACCGAGGCCCACTACATGATCATCGCCGGTGAGCGGCGCTGGAGGGCCTGCCAGATGGCCGGCATCGCCACGGTCGACGTCCGGGTCCTGGAGAACCTGAACGAGGTGGAGGCGTTCATCCTCTCCGTCGCGGAGAACGTGAACCGCGAGGACATGACGATCATGGAAGAGGCCGGTGCCTACGCCGACATGATGGCCCTCGGCTGGGACCCCAAGAAGATCGCGGCCCAGTGGGGCAAGACCGAGACCCACATCAAGTGGCGGATCGGGCTCCTCACCCTGCGCGACGAGGTCGCGGCCTGGGTCACGGAGGGCAAGATCAAGCCCAACCTCGCCTGGCACATCGCCCAGCTCTCCCCGGCCAACCAGATGGTCGCGGCCATGCGCTACCTCAAGGGCGACTTCGACAGCGAGGCGGACGCCGCCAACTTCGCCCAGGGCCTGCGGATGGCGGAGCAGCAGATCTCGATGATCACCGACGAGGAGCCCACCGTCGAGGAGAAGGAGAAGCGGGAGGCGGCGAAGAAGCAGGCCACTGACCGGCTCGGCAAGATCGAGGAAGGGCTGCTGCCGCTTCTGGACGAGCTGACCAAGGTTGCCAAGCCGGAGGAGCTGGCCGACATCCTCGGTGCGGAGCTCGGCCGGTACGTCCGTGTCATGGACCGGCTCCACAGCCAGGTAACGCTGGCTCGCCGGATGCTCCGCCAGGCGAACGGCATCGCCCAGGCCAAGGAAGTCGCCTGGGCGGAGGCGGTCAAGGCCACCCAGGCGCCGGCGAAGGTCGAGGAGCCGGTCAAGGCCGAGGAGTCGGCGAAGGCCGAGGAGCCGATCAAGGTCGACAACTTGGAGGCGCCGGAGGCCGAGCCCAAGGCGACCCCGGAGGAGAAGGCCCCGGCCAAGAAGACGGCCGCCCGCAAGCCGGCGGCTCCCCGCAAGCCGGCCGCGCCCCGGACCCGGGCCGCGGCGAAGAAGGCGGCTCCGGCCGAGGCGAAGCAGGACGCCTGACGTGAGGCCGGGCGGGTCCGGAAGGAGGCCGGACCCGCCCGGCGGCCAATCTACAGCGAGCGCATCGCCCACCCGGGCGGTGCGCTCGCTCCGTTGTGGGGCGATACGGACAGCTCTTCCTGGCCCCTGGTGCCCCCGGGCCCCGTAGGCGGGCGTATACGGGCGATCTTGGGCGGCGGATCCATTCCCCCCGGGATGGGTCCCTCGGGTGCGTGCGCCCCCCTAGGTCTCCGCTTCGGACCGCGTACGCCTCCCCCTCACCACCCCAGCCCTTCCGGGCCGCGCCGAACTGCATGACGGAGCGGGAGAGGAATTGCGGAATATTACGGAAGAATTCCTATTGCTCTAGACGAAGCGGTCAAATAGTTTCAAATCGTCAAGATCAATTGAAGCTCGTAAGGGGATCGAGAATGACCGAGCAGGAGACGCACGAGACGGTGTTCACGCTGGCCGCCTCCCAGACGTATTGGCGATTCACGAATCTCGGAGCCACCACCCACGTCAACTGCGCCGGCTGGACCTGGACGGTAGTTGCTCCCTGCGGTCAGCAGGCGTACATCCTTGGGCGGTCCGGCTGGGGCGGCGTCGAAATTGGCGGCCCCGACGCCACGTGGTCCCAGACTCTGCCCATCACCGAAGCGGTCGTGTCCTACCGTCGCTGCTAACGCTCCCAGGCGGGCCCGGAAGGAGGCCGGGCCCGCTCGCCAGTCCAAGGCGCGTCCCCTTCGGGTGGCGCGCCTTTCGCGTACCGCCGCCCGCCGGCTCCCTGGTCGGCCACGGGCGCCGGGCACCGGCCGCGCACGCAGGTCGGCGCGTACGGCGCTTTCCGCTCCCGCCCCTCCCTCCACCCCGTTCTCGGCTCCCCGGGTGCGTACGCCCCCGCCGGCGCCCGCCTGTCACCGACCGCGCTATCTCCCTCCCGGCCGCCAGGGCGTGGAATTCAAGCTAATTGGAGCCGGAATTAATGCGGAATGCGAAAGGTTAAACATTGATTCGTCGGGTGATAAAGCATAGGATTAAAGGGAATTGAAAAGCGTCCCTATCGGGGCAGGCTTCTTGCCAATTCCATAGAGGATCGCTCCTACACCAGAGAGGACAGCAGCACGTGCTGACCCTGTTCACGAACCGGTTCCCGGACTTCCAGACAGCCCAGGGGGTGCCGGTCCGCATCACCCGTGGCCACCCGCGCTACAAGCTCTCCTACCTTCTGCAGCACCAGGTGCCGGTGCTCGCCCCGGCCGCCGCCTACTTCACCGAGCCCGAGCCGGTCTTCACCGCGGCCTACCGCGCCGACCTCGACAAGCTCGGCGCTCCCCGGATCGCCGAACTCCTGAACGCCGTCGCCACGGCCGCCGGTGACCACCGCCTGGTCCTGCTGTGCTTCGAGGACCTGTCGAAGCCCGGACTCTGGTGTCACCGAAGGGTGTTCGCCGACTGGTGGCAGGAGCGCACCGGCGACGTCGTCCGCGAACTCGGACCGCGACCGACCCACGAGCAGATCCCGCTGATGTGACCCCCTGGCGGCCCGGCCGACGTACCGGCCGGGCCGTCGCCTCGATACCTGTGCGGCGGGCACCCTTCCGAGGGCGCCCGCCGCACAGCCGTGTCCAGGGCCTGCGCTGATAGCCTCCACGTGGCGCGGGGAACGCCTTGAGGGGAACCATGTTCCAGGGCACGATCCCTCAGCCCATGCGCGCCATCGTCCACGAGACCGCCCGCGAGTGGCCCGCCGGCGCCGCGGTCTACATCCCGTGCTGCGGCAACTTCACCATCGAGCGGTCGATCTCGGCGCACGGCTTCGAGCTCCACTCCTCCGACGTGTCGATCTACACCAGCGCGATCGGCCGGTGGCTGACCCGGCAACCCGTCGGGATCCGGCTCCGTCCCGAGTCCGAAGACGAACTCGGCTGGCTCGCCCACTCCCTGGACGATGCCGCCGGGACGGTCGCGACCATGATGCTGGGCACCCGGTTCTTGCCCGCCCTGGGCCGCGAGACCCTGTACCACCAGCGGGTCGTCTCCTCGTACCGCGCCCAGTGGGAGCGGATGCACGCCGAGACGGTCGAGAAGCTGTCGGCCACCGACCTCCAGCTCGCCTCGTACGACGCCGAGGACGTCCGCTCGTGGCTCACGCGGGTGCCTGAGACCGCTCCCGTGTGCTCCTTCCCTCCCTTCTACGGAGGCGGCTACGAGAAGCTGTACGCCCCCCTAGACGCCCACTTCGCCTGGGATGCGCCGACCTACTCCCCCCTGACGGACGCCGACGTGGTGAGCGTCCTCGGTGCGATCACCGAGCGCCCGTACTGGCTCACCGCGTCCAACCATCACGTCCCCGAGCTGGAGTCCCACCTGCGCGGCGTGATCAAGGCGACGCCCCGGGCCGCGCCGTTCTACGTCTACGCCTCGAAGGCGCGCACGCGGATCGTCGCGCCCCGCCAGCCGATCCAGCCGGTCGCCGCCCCTCGCCTGCGCCAGGGGGAGGAGATCACCGGCCCGCTCACCCTCTCCCCCCTGACGGCCGCCCAGTTCAACGCGCTGCGCTCCCGCTACCTGAACCCGAAGATCGCCCCCGGCTCGGCGCACCTGTCCGTCGCGGTCCGTGCCGGTGGCCGGATCGTCGGCGTCTTCGCTATGTCGCCGTCCTCGTACACCCCCGACGAGGCGTATCTGCTGTCCGACTTCGCGGTGGCCCCGACGGACTACCCCCGGCTGTCGAAGCTGATCGTCCTCGCGGCAACGAGCACCGAGGCCCAACTGCTGTGCCAGCGCGCCTTCTCCAAGCGGATCCGGGCCGTGGCCACGACCGCGTTCACCCAGAAGCCCGTATCGATGAAGTACCGCGGGCTGCTCAAGCTCACCAAGCGCGGCCCCTCCAACGAGTCCGGCTACGCCTACCAGCTCCAGTACCAGGGGCCGATGGGCGGGCACACCCTCGCCGACGCCTTCGCCACCTGGTCCAAGAAGTGGGGCGCCCCGAAGACCACCCCGGCCACCGCGAAGGAGACGACGAAGTGACCGAGCAGCTGACCCCGCCCGCCTACGTGGAGGGCGACCCCCGCGACCTCACCCTCCTCGACCTCAACGCCCGGTTCCTGCCGCACGAGCAGTTCAAGCAGCTCGTGGAGAACATCCGGCAGGACGGGTGCCTCACCTCCACACCGCTGGTCTGGAACGACGCCGACTCCGGCCGCCGCATCGTGCTGTCCGGCAACCACCGCACGATGGCGGCGATCGAGGCCGGCCTGACCCGCATCGGCTGGCTGGAGATAACCGACCCGCTGCCCCGACAGCGGCAGATCGCGCTCCAGCTCTCCCACAACGCCATCGCGGGCCAGGACGACCCGGCGATCCTCAAGGAGCTGTACGAGGAGCTGGAATCCGTCGAGTGGCGGCAGTACACGGGCCTGGACGACAAGGCCCTGGAGCTGCTGGAGAAGGTCGACGTCGGCGGCCTCGGTGAGGCGAACCTCGACTTCACCACCATCACGATCGTCTTCCTGCCCGACGAGCTGGAGCGCGCCGAAGCCGCCCTGGACGAGGCGAAGAAGACCGGCACCGCCGACGCCCGCTGGGGCCTGGCGCTCACCCAGTACGACGGCGTCCTGGACGCGCTGGAGACCACCCGCGCCGCCTACAAGATCGGCAACGCGGCCACGGCGTTCGGCGTCATCCTCGACACCTTCGAGCGGCACCTGACGGACCTCTCCGAAGGCTGGTACGACCCCCAGGCCCGCACCGCGTCCCGGGACGGCACGGCCCCGATCGAGACCGTGTTCGGCCTCCGCGAGATCCCGACCACCACCGCGGCCGCCGTCCGTACGGCGATCGCCGACCTGATCCGTGCCGGCGACGTCCCCGAGGACGAGCCATGGCGGGCCCTGGACGTGTGGACCGGCACGGCAGGCGGAGACGGCGAGGAGTAACCCGACAGGGAGGAGCGCAGGGCAAGGAGCCGGACGGTGGCAGGAAGCGACAACGACCCGTGGGACCGCCAGGCCGACGAGTCGACGGTGGCGTTCGCGGGGTTCGCGGCGTACCGCGACATGGGCCCCGCCCGGAGTATCACGCGAGTGGCACGGGAGTTGAACAAGTCCCGTGCCCTGATCGCCCGCTGGTCCTCCGCCCACGCCTGGGTCCTGCGCGCCCAAGCGTGGGACCGCGAGCAGGACCGCGTGTTCCTCGCCGAGCAGACCGTCGCCCGCCGCGAGGCCGCCCGCCGCCACGTGAAGATCGCCCAAGCCTTCCTCGGGAAGGCCGTCGCCCGCCTGCAGAGCCTCGACGCCCGCGAGCTGTCCCCCGACCAGCTCCTGCGGTACTTCCAGGTCGCCGCCGACATCGAACGGAAGGTCCTCGCCCCCGACAGCACGGTGCTCCCCGACGCCGACGACGACAACGCTCTCCAGGCCGGCGAGATGAGCGACGAGGAGCGCCGCGCCCGCATGGAGCAGTTGCGCCGCGAGCTGGAGCGCCGCATCGGCGAGACGCCGGAGGAGGAGGCGTGACGCGCAGAGGATGGGCGCGCCGACGCGGCATCGAGGCCCTGCCCGACCCGCGGGCCATGAGCGAACGGCAGCTCCAGCAGGAAGTCGCCGCCCTGGTCCGGGCCGACGAGGTCTCCCGCCGCCGCTGGGCGTGCGACCGGCCGAACTGCGACGGTCTGCCGCACGCCGGCTGGTTCCACAACCACGCCCGTGCCGCCCAGCGGACCCCGCTCGGGCTGTGGACGGCGTGGCTGCTGCTCACCGGCCGAGGCTGGGGCAAGACCCGCACGGCGGCGGAGTCGGTGCGCGAGTGGGCGCAGGTGCCGAACCAGCAGATCGCGGTGATCGCGAAGAACGCGACGCTCGTGCGCGACATCTGCTTCCTGTCGCCGAAGTCTGGGCTGCTGAGCGTGATCCCGCCCGAGGACATCCGCCGCTTCAACAGCTCCCTCGGCGACACCACGTTGTGGCTCAAGAACGGCACGATGATCCGAGGGTTCGGCGCCGAGACCCCGGACAACCTGCGCGGCTGGGCCTTCGACAAGGGCTGGTGCGACGAGTACGCGGCCTGGTCGCGGCACACGGCGCAGGAGGTCTACGACATGCTGTGGTTCTGCCTGCGCGAGGCCGACAACCCGCAGGTCATCCTGTCGACCACCCCGAAGCCGCTCCCGCACGTGAAGAAGCTCGTGGAGCGCGGCAAGGTCCAGCAGAAACGTCACCGCGAAGGCGGTCCGCCGCCGCGCGTGCTTCTGACCCGCGGGCACATGTCCGACAACGACGCGAACCTGTCGATGGCCGCCCGCGAGGAGCTGGAGGAGGAGTACGCCGGCACCCGCCTCGGCCGCCAAGAGCTGTCTGGCGAGCTGCTGGAGGACGTGGAGGGCGCCCTGTGGGCGGGCTGGATGCTCGAAGTCGAGGGGTTCCGCCTCCCCCGCGAGCACGTTCCGCACCTTGACCGCATCGTCATCGGCGTGGACCCGGCGACCAAGAGCCACGAGAACGCGGACCTCACCGGCTTCACTGTCGCCGGGCGCGGCACCCCGTACGTGTCGGCGTACGGCGACAACAGGCCCCGCGGGTACGTCCTGCACGCCGAGGAGAAGCGCCTCACCCCGACGGCCGCGATGCGCCGGGCCGCCGCGCTCTACCACGAGCACAAGGCGGACTGCGTGGTCATCGAGGCGAACAACGGCGGCGAGTACCTGCCCGCCCTGCTGGAGCAGGTCGACCCCCGGGTGCCGTGGCGGATCGTCCACGCCACCCGGGGCAAGCGGGCCAGGGCCGCGCCGGTGGCCCAGCTCTACGAGCAGGTCCGCATCCACCACGTCGGGCCGCCGCGCACCTTCGCGGAGCTGGAGGAGCAGATGCTGACGTTCGTCGGCCTCGGCGAGACGGAGGACTCGCCCGACCTCCTCGACTCCGCCGTGTGGGCGCTGTGGGACCTGTTCCTCGACCTGCCTGGCCGCGTCGGTCCGAGTAACGACCAGCGCCTGGACGGGCGCCGATGAGCACCATGCCCATCGGGCCGCCGACCGTGGCCGACAAACAGTCGCGGCTGACGATCGTCCCGCTCATGTTTGCCGAAGCGTGCGAAGCCGTCGACCGGATCCACCGCCACCACAGGCGTCCTCAGGGGCATCGGTTCAGCATCGGCGTGGTTCGTCCGGGCGTGCTTTGTGGCGTGGCTATCGTTGGTCGCCCGGTGGCTCGTGCTTTTGACCCGCGCTTCACGATCGAGGTCACTCGCGTCGCCACCGACGGCACACCCAACGCGTGCTCCGCCCTGTACGGGGCGGCATGGCGGGCAGGGTCGGCGATGGGTTTCCGCCGGGTGATCACATACACGCAGGGCGCTGAGTCGGGTGCGAGCCTGCGCGCAGTCGGATGGACGCCGATCGCTGTTCTGCGTCCACGGACGGGATGGGACACGCCGGCGCGTCGACGTGAGGATCGAGGCACAGATGGTGTTGCTCGGATTCTCTGGCAGCAGTGCTCCAAGGACGCGCCGGGCTTGCCGTCGATCGAAGAACTGCGGGCTGCCATCCGTAGCGAAGTTCTCTGCGAGGCGCCTGATTGTGGACGTCCTATCAAGGTCGGCGGTGGCCGAAGGCGTCCTCCTCGCTACTGCTCGCCCGCCTGCCGATCGCGTGCTTACCGTGCTGCAAAGGCGAGCGCATGAACTGCGCGGACTCCCTCGGCGTTTCCCGTCTCTGAGTGCGTAGGCTGCTCGGTGCGGGCGCGGGGCTCGGACGCCTGGAGGCGCTGTGGGCCTGCGCGAGCTGTTCATCGACGCGTGGAGCTGGCTCAACTACAAGGAGACGATGTCCGCCCCGGACCACGGGCGGCGCGTGTTCCCCGAGCTGGCGAGGCAGTGGATCCCGGACGACGACCTGCGCCGGCTGACCGCGTACAAGATGCTCGTTGCCTACGACCAGAACCAGGCCGGACAGCTCGCCGCCGCGTACGGCGACGAAGACGGTCTCGACCGCCGAGAACTCGGCGACCCGGCGCGGCTCATCGACGCGGCGGTGGGCTACCTCCTCGGCTCGGAGCAGAAGATCGTGGTCCCGGGCGCCGAGCACGCCGAGGACGAGGACCCGGCCGAAGGCGCGCAGGCGGCGGCCGAGCTGCAGGAGCGGCTTCGGGCGTGGGCGAAGAAGGAACAGCTCCTGCTGCGCGTCCAGCAGGCGGAGCGGTGCGCGGTCCGCTGCGGCGACGCCGTGTACGCGCTGTCCTGGGCGCCCGCGAAGAACCGGGTCCTGCTGCGTACGTACGACCCGGGCTGGTACTTCCCGGAGTGGGACGAGGGCGAGCAGGACATCGCCGAGTACCCGACGCGAGTGCACTTCGCGTGGGGCCTCCCCGCCGACCCGGCCAAGGGCCTGAAAGAGCGGGTGCGACGGATCACGTACGAGCTGGGGTCGATCCGGCCGGCCACCCGTTCCGGCGCCGACCTCGGCGGGGCGCCCGTCCGGGAGACGGTCCTCGCGGAGGACGGCACACCGGTGCTGACGGCGGGCGACACCCTCGACGCCGAGACCGGGCAGATCACCCGCGTCTACCCGTGGGCCTCCGCGCCGTCGCCGTTCACGTGCTACCTGACGGACGCCGAGTGGGTGCTCGATGACCTCAAGGGCGGCCGGGACGTCTTCACCCTGCCCGAGAGCAAGGCCCGGTACCGGACAAGGTCCGACGGCCAGGTCCTCGACCGCCTGGACCTCCAGGTCGACTTCCTGCCCGTGGTCCACATCCCGAACAGCATCCCGGACGTGGGAGAGCACTGGGGCAAGAGCACACTGGCACTGGTCCTGCAGGCCCTGGACGAACTGGCCGCGACGGACACCGACTCGGCGTCGGCGTCGGCCACCACCGGCAGCCCGGTCATCGCGCTCGCCGGCGCCCGACTGCCCATCGACCGGACCACCGGCCAGCCGCTGCCGGTGAAGGTGAAGGCGGGCTCGGTGTGGGAGCTGAACGAGTCCGGCCGGATGGACACGCTCGACACCTCACCTCAGCTGGCGGAGCTGCGCTCCCGCATCGACCACCTCCAGGACCGGATCGCGGCGAACAGTCGGCTCACCGCTGCCGGGCTCGGCCTGCTCGACCCCACCGAAGTGCCGTCCGGGTACGCGCTCCAGCTCGCGCTGAGCCCGCTGGACTCCCTCGTCGGCGCGATGCGGCTCGCGCGCGCCGACAAGTACGAGATCCTGCTGCGCATGGTGCAGCGGCTCCACCAGGCCGGACGCGTCTGGCCCGAAGGGGAGTCCTTGCCTGCGGAGCTGTCGTGGGGCCCGCCCACCCCGACCGACCGGACCGCGGTTCTCACCGACGTGGTCACCGGCGTGACCAAGGGCGTGATCAGCCTGGAAACCGGCGTACGGATGCTGCAAGACGCGGGCTACCCGATCGAGGACGCGGCCGAAGAGATCGAGCGGATCCAGAAACGGGCCTTCGAGCAGGCCGCGCGCCTCGCGGACGCCACCGGTGACAACGCGGTCGTGCGGGAGTACCTGGGACTGCCGAAGGCGGACCCCGGCGTCCCGCCGGCGCCGCTGCCTCCCGCCGGGTCGCCGCCCGTCCCGGGCACCGGCGGCAGGGACGACGACGGCGAGTAGGCCGTCAAGATCGCGAAGCGGACGGGACCTGGGTCTACACTGATCGTCGGCGCGGGGGCGCTGCTGTTGGAGGACGACCGCCATGGCCCGCCCGCTGCCTGCCCCGAAGACGCCCCTCGGCCACCGGCGCGACGGACGCCCGATCCTTCCGATCCTCGGCGCCTCGCCGGACGACCCGTCCGCGCAGCCCGGCGGCGAACCGGCACCGGCCGGTACCGGTGTGGTGGTCGACCAGGACACCCTTGCGCGGCTGCTGGCCCGGGAGAAGGACCAGGGCGGCCGGACGGCCGTGAAGAAGCTCCTCGGAGAACTCGGCTTCGAGAAGCCCGACGAGCTGACCACGTTCGTGACGGCGCAGCGCGAAGCCCAGCAGGCACAGCTGACCGAGGTCGAACGCCGCGAGCAGGCCGCCGCCGACGCCACGAAGGCGGCCGAGGCCCGCGAGCGCGCCGCCGCCGCCCGGGAGCGGGCGGCCGTCCGCAGGGGCGCGCTGGTCGCCCTCGGCGCGAGCGGCGACAACCTCGCTGACGCCGAGCTGCTGCTGACCGTCACGGACGACGCCGACGAGCAGACCGTGGCGGACGCGGCGGCGGCACTGGCGCAGCGCCGCCCGGAGCTGTTCGGGCAGCCGGGGCAGATCAAGCCGCCGCCGGCGCCCGGAGGTTCCCCCGCCGGTGGGCCGCCGCCGCGCGGCAACGGCCAGCCCAAGGGCGGCTCCGGCGGGCTGGAGATGGCGCGCAGGCGCGGCCACATCAAGGCCGCCGAGTAGCCGTCCGCGAGACCTCCCACCGGCGGGACAAGGCCGGACCAGGGACCACGCCCTTCCCCTTCGTGGACGACGTCGCCGCCTGGTGAGCGTGTGCCCCACCCACGTTCACCAGGAGCAGGATGTCCATCCAGCCGATCTCCCGGTCGAGTACGTACACCGCGAACCGTGACTGGCTCGCGTCGCTGCACGGCACCGACCAGACCGAGACGATCACGCTCGACCTGTCCAAGTTCACCGCGGGCACCCACTACGCGGCGTCCACCGACCCCGTGCAGCCCTACAGCCGGTTCCTGTCCGGCGTCCCCGTGGGCCGGATCACCGCGACCGGCCTGTACGGGCTGTGGAACAAGGCGAACACCGACGGCACGCAGCTCTTCGCCGGCGTCGTGTTCGCCGAGGCGTACTTCGCGCCCGGCCAGACCCGGGTACCGGCCGCCCTGCTGTGGCACGGCGTCGTCCACGCGGCGAAGGTCCCCGGCGGCCCGCTCAACCCGGCCGACGTGACGCTCTCGCCCACCTCCGCCCAGATCCGCTTCGTGTAAGGAGGCACCCCCATGACGATCCAGGACCTCCTGAAGGACGTGTCGGTCAAGGACCTGACCACCTTCGCGCGAGCGATCCCGACCCCCGAGGACTTCCTGCTCCAGCGGGTCGTGTTCCCCTCGCTCACGGTCAACGAGGTGAAGTGGCGCATCCGGGACAACGGCCGGTACGTGAATACGGCGAAGTACCGGGCGTACGACACCAGCGTGCCGATCGCGTCCCGTGAGGCGTGGTCGAACGTCCGCGAAGGCGCGCTCATCGAGATGGGCCAGAAGCTCGTCGTCGGCGAGCAGGAGCAGCTTCTCCTCGACGCTGAGCGCGGCGCCGACCAGGACCGGCTGATCGAGCTGCTGTACGACGACGTCGAGCGGCACGTCGAGTCCGTGTACTCCCGGCTGGAGCTCGCCGCCGGCGATGTCCTGCTAGACGGCAAGCTGTCCATCGATGAGAACCGGCTGATCACCGAGGCCGACTACGGGATGCCGGCGGGGAACCGGGTCACGGCGGCCGTGCCGTGGACGGACTCCCAGAACTCGGACCCGATCGCGGACGAGCTGGGCTGGCTGCAGTACCTGGACGACCTCGGCGTGCCCGAGCCCGAGTTCGTCCTGACGTCGAAGAAGGCGTACGCGCCGCTGGCGAACAACCAGGCGTACCGCGCGGCGTTCTACCAGTCGGTGTCGCCGTCGACCACGCCGACGGCGACCCTGAACCCGGCGCAGGTGCAGTCGGTGCGCGCGACGTACGGCCTGCCGCCGGTCAGGTTCTACAAGGCGCAGGTCCGCGTCGACGGAGTGGCGCGGAAGGTGCTCCCGGAGAGCGCGTGGATCTACGTGCCACCGCAGCGGGAGCGGTGGGCGCAGATCCAGTGGGGCCGGACCTGGGACTCGCTGAACCTCACGAGGGGCACCAACCCCGCGATCTTGCGCGAGGACGCCCCCGGCCTGATCGTCACCAGGGGCGTCCAGACCGACCCGGGCCAGATCTGGACGAAGGTCGCCGCCGCCGCGATGCCCGTCATGCACACCCCCGACGGCCACCTCGTTGCGAGCGTGATCTGACATGGGGCGACTGGCGAGCACGGTGCACGTGTACGACCCGGAGCGGCGGGAGCGGGTGATCCTCCTACCGGGTGACGAGCCGAGTCCGGCGGTGGCGCGGCTGATCACGGCGCCGGCGGCGTGGGAGGACGGGGTGCTCCCGGAGATCCCGGACGACGAGCCGGGGTCCGAGCCGGACCCGGAGGCCGAGACCGAGCCGGAGCCGGCGGACGGGCCGGAGCCGGAGGCCGAGGCCGAGCCGGAGCCTGTGGCGGCGGAGAAGCCGCCGGCCCCGCGCCGGACCGGCCGCAAGGCCCAGGCGTAACGAGCAGGGCGCGGCGCCCACGAGGGGAGGCGCCGCGCCCTTCACCATGCAGGGAGGAGACCGGTGGACGAGGCGGTACGAACGTGGCTGCTCGCGCAGCTCGGGCCCGGGACGGACGCGGCAGACCTGGAGGTCCGCTACACCCGTCTCAGGACGGCGCGCGCCGTGGCCCTGGAGGTGCTGGCGGAGCGGCGAGCCGGACTGCTCGCCGAGCCGCTGCGCCTCACCGTCGACGGCGTGATGACGGTCGACAACTCCGGCAACCTCACGGGGCTTGAGCGGCAGATCACCGCGGTGAGCGGTGCCGTGGCGCCGGACGAGACCACGACCGGCGACGAGGGGCTGCCGGTCGTGGTCGTCGCGGCGCTGCGCCCGGCCCGGCGCCGCTGGTAGGGGAGCGCGATGACCTACGAGTGGCCGCCGCTGACCCCGGGCGACCCGGACGAGGTGGCCCGCCGCGTCGCCGCCGTTCTGCAGGACGCCTGGCAGCGGCTCGCCGACGCACAGGAGAAGGTGCTGCTCTCGATCACGGCCCGCTGGCGGCTGCCGTACGTCCTGGAGACCCTGGAGGAGTTCAAGGAGTCGATCGCCGACTTCGCGGCCCGGGTGGAGGAGGAGGCGCGCGCGTTCGTGCAGCGGCAGCTCCCGCACCTGTACGAGCAGGGCGCGCGGGCCGCCGCCGTGGACTTGGGCCGGCCGTTCGGGTGGACGGCGATGCACACCGAGGCGCTGCAGTCGCTCGCCGCCGACAGCTACGGCGACTTCCTGCGCCGCTCCCAGGAGGCGGAGCGGATGGCCAGCCAGTGGTACCGGACGGCGCGCGCCGTGGCCCGGCGCGAGGTTCCCCTGCTGGCGGCCGGGAACCGTACCGCGGTGCAGAGCGCGCGGGAGCTCGCGAAGCGGCTGGAGGGCCAGGGGCTGGACCACGTCGTCTACCGCAACGGAGCGCGGGTGCCGGTGCGGGCGTGGGCGGAGGCGGCGACGCTGGCGAAGTCAGCGGTGGCGTACAACGCGGGCACGTTGAACCGGGCGCGCGAGGCCGGCGTGAGCCACGTCGAGGTTTTCGACAGCGTCGGGTGCGGGTGGACGCGGCACAACGACCCGGATTTGGCGGCCGGTTCGGTGAGGACCGTGGAGGAGGCCGCGCAGTGGCCGATCTCCCACCCGAGGTGTCGTCGTGGGTTCGGGCCCCGCCCCGATGTGGCCTAGAAATATGAGCAAGTGGTTACAAAACGGCCTTCCACGGGCCGCGAGTAAGGGTGGTCTCGCCGTCCGGGGTGATGGTGACCCGGGCGCCGTATACGGGCAGCTCGCCCATCCAGGCGAGGCGGTCGAGGATGTCCTCCAGGGGGTCCCACAGGCGGCGGGGGCCGCCCTGATGCACGGTGGGGACCTCCCGGGGAGCGGTGGCATGGGCGCGAGCCCACGACCCGTCGGGGTGGGTCATCCAGACGGTGTGGCTCCGGTCCGGGTGCCACCGGTGGCGGTGCTCGATGCCAGGGGTGTGGAGCTGGAGCATGGAGCGGATGTTCCACGTTTCCGGTACGAACACGAGGAAGTGGCGGCTGGTGGTCACCTTGCCGTCGCCGTTCTCCGCCTCGTCCCAGACGGAGGCCGGGACGGTCTCCTCGTAGTCGTCGCCCTGGCGGGGCGCCATGAAGGAGGCCGGCTCGTAGGAGGTCCGGCCCCGGGCGCCGCCGTCGGGGGTCTTGTCGGCGTAGAGGATCAGGCCGGTGCCGGTGATCGTGGTGACCAGCCGGCCGCCGGGGCGCAGCGCCTTGAGCCAGGCGGCCGGGATGGTCGGGACGGACACGGTGGACACGATCCGGTCGTACTTGCCGGGCAGCGGCCCCTGGGTGAGGTCGCAGACCGCGGTCTGCGGGTGGAGCCCGATGGAGGCGAGTCGATCGGTGGCGGCGGCGACGAGGTAGGGGTCGACGTCGACGCTCGTCACCCAGTCCGGGCCGAGGCGCCAGCAGGCCAGGGCGGTGCCGTAGCCGGTCCCGGTCGTCACCAGCGTGCGGCATCTGTCGGTGAGCTCCGCGTGCCGGTACATCCCGACGACCAGCCCCGGCTCCGTCGAGGACGACGTCGACATCCCGGACGTGACGACGGTGCCGGGTTCGGCGTCGTCGGCGTGCAGAGCCCCGACCCGCGTCACCAGCGTGGTGTCGCGGTACGCGGCGGCGAGCCACGCCTCGGGGTCGGCCGCGCCGTCGCGAACCACCCGGCCGCCGGCCGCCTGGTCTCGCTCGTACCACCGGGGCACGAACACGTGCCGGGGAGTGGCGGCGACGGCGGCCCCCCAGCGGGACCCCGGCCGGGTAACCTCGTCGGCCAGTTGTCTCGCACGCTCCCGCCAGTCCAT